TTAAGAATCGTAAATAATCTGTGATGGATCTTCTCCATGTGTCCATGTTCCATCTAAACTTTTAATAACACATTTATACTTATATTTTTCAACAGTTAATTCTAACTGTTCATCACTTCCTACTAAATCAGCTTTCACTATATCATAGCAAGGTACCTTATTTTTATCTGCAGCAAGTATACACATATGTTCAAGTCCGTTATGACGCCAATTATATCCTATACGAGTATCTTCACCTTTTATAAATCCATCATAACGTATAACATCCCAAAAATTAAATCTGATATTTTCTGGTTCTGCTTCTAGTACTTTTTCATTGTTGGTTTCTACTATAACTGTTCCATTTGCAACTACGGCATGCCCATCAAATACTGTACTATTACTTTGTGCTAAATTTTTAAATTGTTCATCATACATTTCCCAACCTTTTATATCGTTGCCTAATTTATCTTTATATAAAACATTATCTTTATGTATTATAACATTAACTCTAAAGCCTCTACTTATTGGCTGTACTGCTGCCGGATAAAATCCAAATGTTTTATAATCATCTGGAGTAGGGTCGCTTACTGGATAAATCATTATTAATCCAGGCCATACACGGTTTATTGTTTCTAATTCTAAACCTAATTCTAGTTCCTGTCTTAATAGTTTAAGAAATGTATCTGCATCACGTTCTTCTATATGCATCATAGCCATATTACAAGAAAAGAGTTTCTCTTTTTCATCAAATTTTTCGTCAATTATGTCAGTTAAAAGATGTAAGAACTTTGTTAAACCCATTCCAAATTTTTTACCATGTCGTTTTGGAGTAAAATCTTGCATTCCAAAATCAATCCAAGGGTTATATGCTATAGTAAGTATTTTCTTTAATATAGGTTCTTTTTGATATGTAGATAAAAGCTCAAACTTCTCTTCTTGCGTTTTGAAGTTTTCTAATTTACCTAATATTTCTGATAATAAATGTACTTTGCTCATGTAACTATTTAGCCCTTAAAACTATAGTTATCTATGAAAATACTATTATAGTTTTGTTGTTGACTCTTCGTATGTATGGTTATATTGATTATTAACTATTATAAATGTTGCACATCGCATTAGATGTTTAAGGCGCTGAGCACCTGCATATGTGCATGTACTACGCACACCACCTAATATATTTTGAGTAGTACTTTCTATTGGACCTCTGTAAGGAACAAGTACTTCTCTGCCTTCGCTACTTCTATAATCTTTAAGGCCGCCAAAATGTTTTACATTTGCCGCATCACTACTCATACCATAAAATTGTATAAATTTCTCGCCATCTCTAGTAACTGGATTGCCACCACCTTCATCGTGTCCTGCAAACATTCCACCTAGCATTACAAAATCTGCTCCTCCTGCAAATGCTTTAGCCACATCACCAGGACAAACGCAACCGCCGTCAGCGATAATATGTCCACCAAGACCATGGGCCGCATCTGCACACTCAATAACTGCACTAAGTTGTGGATATCCAACACCTGTTTGTATACGTGTTGTACATACTGATCCTGGACCAATACCCACTTTAACAATGTCTGCTCCATTAAGTATTAACTCCTCTGTCATTTCGCCTGTTACTACATTACCTGCAATAATAACTACGTGTGGATATTTATTTCTAAACTTTCTAACAAAATTACTAAACCGTTCACTGTAACCATTTGCTACATCAATACAAACATACTTTAGATTGCCTTCAGTCATTTGATATACTGCATTAAATTTTGCTAAATCTGTATCAGTAATGCCAATACTCATTGCTACATATTCTCGTCTACGGTCATCGTTGGGTGGTGATGTACATTCGTCTTTATTAAAATATTCAAGTAGTTCACTTACTGCTAATGTCTTAACAAGGCATGTAAACATTTTTTGTTCAGCTAATTTATCAGCCATTTCCGTTGTACCTACACCATCCATATTAGATGCCATAATGGGCACACCTCGATAATGTCTATAATCATCTACTGTGTCACCTTCATAGTTTCGAAACTTAAAACCACGTTCTAAATCCACGTCTTTGCGTGAACCTAATGTACTACGTTTCGGACGAATTAATACGTCACTATAATCATATTTTGTATCATTTTCAATTCTCATTTTCACACACCCTTTTTCTTAAGTCAGTTGTACTAAATCTATGGTCTCTTTTGTTAAAATGAATTTGTATATCCCTTGATTTACAAATCTCTTTACCAGTAAAGTCCCTTGTTCTATATTCTTCGCCTAATATTCTAATATTAATTGGATACATACTTAAAATATCTTGTAAATCTGCTTCAGTTTGATATGGTACTATTTCATCAACATACTTTACCGCACTTAATTGAGCATATCTTTCTACTAAACTTTGTATAGGTGGATTCTTTTCTTTCCTATCAATACTCGGATCAACTTGTAATCCAACAATTAAATGATCACAAGTACTTTTTGCTTCTAGTAACATCTCAATATGTCCAGCATGTAATAAATCAAATGTACTGCAAGTAAATCCTATTTTCATAATCCTAATATTCCGTATGCTTCATATGGAAGCCAATGTGTTTTCATTCTTTCTGGATGCCATAATACAGTCAACATGTTATCTAATTTCCAACTTTCACAGTATCCTTCATTATCTGTAGCAAGACAAGTAGATCCATGTGGAATTTTACTTAGCACTTCTTCATGCCTACTGCAAACTTCAACCTCACTACCCTTATAGTTTACACTATGATCATGAGTATGTCTACCGTTTTGTTTGATATTGCCGCCAAGGGCAATTGTCAAGAATTGACACCCTCGGCTTATACCTAATATTGGCTTGTTATAAAGTTTTGCTAAATCTAACGTGTGTTTTTCGACCCTTAAACGATTTTCATTATATTGCCAATTATCTGGCATCATACTATTACCGCCTGTAAATACTACTAAGTCACTATCAACTATTGTTTTTGTTTTATAATGTTCTAAGTGATTAGGAATGGGTTGTAATGTATGACCTGAAAACATTTCATAAAATCCATGATCAATGCTGTCATACGGTCCATTTCGAAATTCAACCACACGTTGCGTGATTGCTATTTTCATTTAATATTTTATTCTGATTTTTCTATTGTAACATCTAACGGATATTCATTCCGTCTAGCATCAGTTATAGTTTCTACACTTTTCTGCTCTGCTACTTCGTAACTGTAAGTACCTGCTATTCCTCGGCCCTTTTCATGAACCTCAAGCATCACTAATTTTGCTTCGTCTACTGACTTATTAAATATTGCCTGTAAAACATTAACTACAAAATCTTGAGGTGTAGTTTCATCATTAAGTAAAACCACATTATACCTTGGTGGTGATTTTAACTTAGTAATATCTGCTACGCCTTGTGTTGATGCTTGAGTCATATTTTACCTTAATTAGTCAATCTTAATATTACGAGGTTTCTTTTCGTCTGGAATGTTTTGTTCCAATGTAACTACTAAGATACCATTGTCTAACTTAGACGATTTAACTTCTACATAATCAGCCAAACTAAATTCTCTTCTAAAGTTTCTAGTTCCTATGCCTTTATATAAATATTCGATCTCTTCCTTGCTGTCTTTCTTTTCAGCATTAATCGAAAGTTGATTACCGTCTTGTTCGACTTTTATTTCGTCTTTATCAAAGCCTGCAACTGCTAGGCTAATTGAATAACTACTTTCACTCACCTTTACAATATTGTAAGGTGGGTAACCGCCTGAAGTATTTGATGCAAATGTTGTAGTTAAGTCATCAAATAGTCTATCGAAGCCTATTGTAGCTTTATAAAAATCTGGAAGATTTAGTGTTGTTAATCTAGTCATATCATTTCTCCTTTGTTAAGCAAGATTATTTGGAACCCTTTCGGCATTCCATGTATACGGTAGGAATCAGTCCTGTTGTATACATTGTTATTTATCCACAATTTGTGTATAAATTCTGTTTTGACGCTTTAATATAGTCTTTTTCTGACTATAGAATCTTTAGCTATCTCTCTGCGTCGTCTAGCTTTGCCCGCCGCCTTTGCTTTAAGCCGTTTTTCCGTATTACTAACGAAGTATCTACGTTCACGCACTGTTTGCATGATACCATCCTTCATCATCATTTTCTTTAACTTTCTAATAGCCTGTTCAACGTTTCCATTACGAACTTCTACAGAAAGTCCATTTCCGAACTGCTTTTTTTCTTCACGTCTGTTTTTTTGATATATTGCCATGTTTGCCTTATTTTATTTTTCCAGATACTCTATTGTTCTGAGTGGATATTTGTTCATATTCTATATCTAGAATATTTGCAAACGTATTCAGTAATTCCCTTGCAAGGTCTTGCCTTCCACGTTCTCTACCACGCAAAACAACGGTAACTGTTACTTTGTTGTTTTTATCCAAAAATTTACGAGCCATATTGGCTTTAGTTTCTAAATCATGTGTTTCAATATTTAGACCCATACGTACTTCTTTGAGTTCTACAATGCTTTCGCGTTGTTTCTTCTTAGCCAATTTCTCTTTCTGCTTTAATTCGTACAAATGCTTATTTAAATCAGTTATTTTACAAACTGGTGGTTTTGCTTTTTCGGCAATTAACACTAAATCTAAACCTACATTTTGTGCTTCTTCTAAAGCATCCTTAATAGACAGTATTTGGCTATTGCCGTCTGGAAAGGAAACTCTTACTTCGTTGTGTCTAATTTTTTCGTTAGCTATAACAAATGGACCGCGATTTCTTTTAAAGTTTCTTTTATTCTGCATTATTGACACTAATAGCGTGGTCGCCTTTAATATACTGTGGCTGTAGTCCGTCTGTAATCACTTGTTCATTTATAATAATTTTTCGTATCCCTTTTTTATATAATTCTGGTAGCTCATATTGTACTTCAAGTAGTTTTTCGTCTAAAATTTTACGTAATCCTCTTGCACCTAATTCTTCATCAACAGCAATATTAACTATTTCTTCCAATGCTACTATTGTAAACTCTATTTGTATTTTGTCAAGTGAAAAGAGCTCTTTTATTTGATCTATTATAGAATCAGTAGGTTCTGTTAGTATTCTAATTAAATCACGCTTATTTAAAGTATTTAGCACGTTAACGCTAGGTAAACGTCCTACAAACTCTGGTATTAATCCATATTTTATTAAATCACGTGTTTGTAAGTAATCGTGCCAATTATCTATTTTTTCATCTTTAGACTCATTAAACCCTATTTTTGACTTTCCTAGTCTATTAACCACAACATCTTCTAGTCCAACAAAGGCGCCACCTACTACAAATAATATGTTGGTGGTATCTATTTTAACTTTCTCAGGGGATTGTTGCGGTTTATTTGGAACATTTATTATTGTACCTTCCATGAGCTTTAAAAGGCTCTGTTGTACACCTTCACCTGAAACGTCTCTACTTAAACTAACATAGTCATTACGTTTGGCTTTTTTATCAATCTCATCAACATATATAATTCCTTGTTCAGTTAATTCTACACTATAGTCAGCGGCTTGAAATAATTTATGTATTAGTGCTTCTGCATCTTCACCTGCGTATCCACTTTCAGTAATAGTTGTAGCATCTGTAATAACCATAGGCACACCTAAAAACTTTGAAAGTGTTTGTGCCATTAATGTTTTACCTGTTCCTGTAGGTCCTGCAAGTAATACATTACTTTTTGTTAAGTTAGTTTCTGTTTTGGTTGTGACTCTTTTATAATGATTGTATATTGCTACACTTAATGTCTTTTTTGCTTTGTCTTGGCTAATAACATACTCATCTAAATTTGCATGTATTTCTCTAGGTGTAGGAACGTTAAATGCTTTACGAATAACAGTTGTTGTAACTTTTGGTTCATTTGTAACAATGCCATAGCAAAGTTTAACACAATCACTACATATGTGGGTTCCACTATCACCCGCTAATAGCTTCTTTACTTGTGTTGCATCTTTGTTGCAAAAATTGCAAATTGTGGTACTAGGCTTCATTAATATATTCTGGACTCATTTGTAATCTTATATAGTTATTAATGTCTTCAATAGACCTTACAACTAAATTAGTTCCTGTAGCATTTATTAATTTTACAGTTTCTCTTCTCTTGTACTTATCACTAAAAAAGAGTACTGTATTTTGCTTATCTTTTGATTTTAATAAACCTGCCATTATATCTTCCCATGCACACGTATCTATGTCAATAACCATAAAGTCGCATGTTGTAGAGTTATTCCACATCCAAGGTAATGTGCCTGAATTAGTTTTTTTGCCTTGGACTAGAAAAACAATACTAGTAGCAATAAGTTTTTCAAATAATTCTTTAATAGAGATAACTAAGTCATCATTTATACTTGAAATAAGAATACTTATTCCGTGTTCAGTCATGTATAAATCAGGTGGTGTTACAGTGTAACTACTGTTATCTAGTTTCATTAATTAGTCCTTTTTATTTTTATTTTGAAAATCTTTGTATTCGTCATTTAGATCATATTGTTGCCAATCAATTAAATATTTTCTACTACCATGTTTGTCGATCTTGTATTCTCTGCCTTTTTCGTCAACGTGTACTACACCTTTAAGTTCATCAAAACCTATTTTTGATTCATGTATTTCATTTTGAATAACAGGTTTTTTGGCAGGTGTGTTGTTCTTTTTAGTATCCAAATCATTTTTTTTAGTGCGGGTGATATTTTTACCATTTTTAGGTTTTTCGGGTTGTTTCTGTGTTCCATTTGTTTCCTTTAGTTGAATTTTTCTTAATCCTGATACACCTCCAAGAACAAGTGCTATTGCTAATGGATCAAATACTGCTACTAATATTAATATAACATAACGAACTGTATCTTCTAATACATTTCTTGTTGCTGTGTCGCCATATACTAATTCTGCAATATATTTAACAGGGCCAACTTCTGCTTCTAGTTGTCTACTTTCACCTTCTAATTCATACTTTGAATTGTATAATTCATCTAGTTTAGTTTCAGAACTTATAATTAAGTTACGTTGTATGTCAATTAATGTTGTATTATCTTCTTGTTGACCTTGACCGAGTTGTGCTCTTAGTCTAGTAATTAATGCGTTAGAATCTGAAATTTGCTGTTCTGCTATCATTCTAATTCTTTTAATTTCTTCTCTAGCAGATTCAGTGACCGAATTATCAAACTCTGCTCTAACTTTATTTAGCATGAAGACTGCCATCATTCTAGCTTTAGTAGTATCTTCTTTAAAGATTCTTAATGCTTCTCTAGTATTCCAACCAATACGACCGTCTTGTGCTACGCCTATTAATCCTTGCATCTTTTCAACTTCACCATTTACAGAATATTCATCTAGTAATGCTTGTTTTCTATCAATGTTGGCTATTTCGTTTTCAAACGGTTTTATAGCATTTGCTTTGGCTTCAGCCTCTGCTATTATAATTGCATTTTGTTCATCAATTGATGGTTGTACACCAGTGTATGCTGTATTAATTCTTTCTTGTTCTATACGTATTTTTTCTTGTATTCCTTCATCTTTAGTATCATCTACTGTCTCTAGTTTGACAATTTTATTGTCTGCTTTAGTAATAATTACTTTATTTCGAACAATACTTTCTTCTATACGTTCTATTTGAGCGACGTTCTCACTAGCCGCACTAGTTTGCTCAATGTGTGCTTTAGATAAGAATCCGAAGATACCCATGCTTGTAATAAACATAAGCAGGATTACGGCTATAGTGAGGTACGTCTTAATAAGAATGGGTGCTGATTTCCAGTTCAAGTGTAACCAAACAGCTGATGTAAGTTTACCAACTTCTAGCACAGTACCCATGATAATAATCGGAATTACGGCACTTGCAAAAATAGCAACTAAGCCAACAATGCTGTAGTAGGCCGCCACTGCACTAATTATCAGAGCTACTAATACTGTCCAAATACCAAATATCTTCATATTATTTTCCAATGTTATAACGCACTGCAAGACCTTCGTCTACAAGCAGCTCGTTTATACAAACTTCATTGTCATTTTCGTCGACAATATAAACTTTACCAAGTATACGACCATACTTCCCTCTTTTATTCAGAATGGTTTCTACTTTAAATTCTTTTGTTAAAATCCCAATAAGTCGTTGTTTAACGTCAAGTCCTTTTTGTTTAGTTGTAACATTTGTAGATCTACTATCAGGCGTGTTTATCCCATATAGTTTTAATCGTTGTTTGATTATTATATCAAAACCTAAATCGATTTCAATGTCCAAAGTATCACCGTTTATAACTCTTACTAGTTTTGCTTTATATGTATACATGACCTACCTTTACTGTTAAACAGTTATAGTTGAACTGCTTAATATTTATCAGTATTTTTTGATGGTTAATATACTATGTTTTGGAATGCTAATATTTATTGTTTTCTCTCTATAACTTTATCAGCTAATCCAAATTCAACTGCTTCTTGTGCTGACAAATAGTTATCACGTTCCATTGCTTCTCTTAGTTCGTCATATTTTTTGCCTGCACTATTATGCTTTTCGTAAATTTTAGTGAGATTTTCTTTTATTTTAATAATTTCTTTTACTTGAATTTCCATGTCTGTGGCTTGACCACTCATTCCACCACTTGGTTGATGAATCATTGTACGTGAGTTAGGTAATACAAGACGCTTACCGGGCTCACCTGCCATAGAAAGGAAACTGCCCATACTACATGCTTGGCCCATAACAATTGTGCTTATTGGAGATTTAATAAATTGCATTGTATCGTAAATTCCAAGTCCTGCTGTCACAGCTCCACCTGGACTATTAATATAAAAATTAATATCTTCTGAAGAATTTTGCGATTCTAAAAATAGCATTTGTGCAACTACTAAGTTTGCGGTGTTATCATTAACTTCGCCATTAAGCATTACAATACGATCTTTTAACAAACGACTATAAATGTCGTATGCACGTTCGCCTCTGCCTGTTTGTTCTATTACTGTTGGTATTAACATATTATCTCCTATGTGTTTATTTATATCTTACTTGTAAATCCATAATTATACTATAACGATCTTCTAAGTCTTCTTGTGGATTGTGCTTCGTTCCGTGATATGTTGGTATCCATCCACTTTGTTCTGCGTGTTCAGAATGCATCCATAACATTTTATTCTTTGTAAGATCTGTAATCATATTTCGTTCTTTCGTTTTAGTATTTTTTGCATAAAACTCTGAATAGTTCTCACCTAAGTGTAAACCACCCAAGGTTTCATCACAATGTTCTCTTCCAAATCGTTTAGAATTATGTTTTCTATGTTCTACACGATTTTTTTCTGTAGCACTAGGAGTATTATACTTGATAATCATTAATTTGTAAAGGACTAAATCTTCCCATAATTCTGATTGATCAGAATAATTTTGATACAAGTAATGTTCTAAAACTGGCTT